CGGTCGCTACGCTCACGCCCTTTTCCATGGCCAGCTTTTCAAAGTAGGCCTCGTCTTTCACCCGGCCGTTCTTCACCGCATCGGTCAGCGCATCCAGGTCGTCTGCATCCACGCCGTAGGCTTCATGCAGGGCCTCCATCAGGCCTCTCACCTGGGGGCTGCTCTCCAGAATCTGTGCAGCCCGCTCCACTGCCTGCTGCATCAGCTCTTCGGTTTCCGCCCGGTACTCGCCCTGCAGCAGCGCATGAAACGCCTTTTTGTGCTCCTCCGGCGTCATCTGGGCCTTTTCTTCGGCCTCGCTACCGTCACCCTCAGCGCCATCTTCCGTGGTCGCCAGGGCCCGCCCGACTGCATCTTTTTCCGCGCCCTCACGGTCAGGTGCCGTGTCCCGACCTGCCAAGGCCTCCCCTGCCAGGGGAGGTGTCGCCGCAGGCGACGGAGAGGTCCTGCCGGTCCCACGCTCTACAGGTGAGAGGTTCGTCCGTTTCAGCACTCCGCTGCACCGGGCAAGCCGCTCCTCCGCCGGGCTCATGGCCGGTTCCACAATGCCGCTGCCGCCCTCAGCCCCGGCATCTCCGGCGCTGCCGCCGTCTCCGCCGTCACCAAAAAGCTGTAAATTCACCATTTTCTCCTGGCCATCCTTACTCTTGTCCACAAAGTGCACATGATCCGGGTATCGCTCTGCCAGCAGTGCCAGGCCGTTCTTGGCAAACTCTATGACCGCCAGGTCACTCTCGCAAATATTGCCTGTCAGCTTTACCGAGACGCGGGGCCCTGTGGGCTCCCGGTAAGCACAGCAGTCAGCTTCTTCACAGCCTGCCAGCATATACACCAGTGTCTCCATCAGCATGGATGCCCCGGCACACACAATGTCCTGCCCGGCAGGGGCATAACCCGCGTGGCCGTATGCTTCCAGTCTCCGCATCCGCTCCCCCGTGGGCATGTCAAATTCCACATATTCCGCGTAGATCATTTGCTCTTGCTCCTCTCTGTCGCAAGGCCCACAGCCTTACGACACATCAAACTTACTTCGTCCTGCTCAGAGTCTCCCGGCCTGCCAAGGGCTCTCCTGATAGGAGAGCTGGCAACGCGGAGCGTTGACTGAGAGGTTTTCATCGGTTCGGGTTGTTCACGTTCATGGCTCTTCTGGCTGCCTGGGTGGCCATGCTGTTGTCCGCGCTGCCCACTGCTCCGCCCAGGCTGTTGGTGACCGTCTTCTCGTCGGTACTCCCGCCGCTGCCGCCGCCTGCACTGCCTGCGGCCTGGGCGGCTGCTCCGGCCGCGTCGCTCATGTTCGTTCCATTCTGCATGTCAATGATGGCACTCAGCTTCTGCAGCTGCTCCATGGCCTGCTGCAACTGCTGGTAGAGCGTGCCGTTCTGCTGCACCCGCTCCCGCACTTTCTCAATGCCCTCAAAGTCCATCATATCCAGCACCGCCAGCGCTGCATCCGCATTGGCCGGGGCAAAAAGCCCCATCTGGTAGCATTCTTTCGCCGTCTCGTTCTGGGAAAGGCGGCTGAATGTACTCTTGCGTGCCGCGCTCACTGTGATGTCAAACACCGGCTCATGGGCTCCCAGCTCCACACCGCCCACCACCTCGGGTGGTTTTGCCCGCAGCATCTGGCCGGAAAACTCCACATACTCTGTCCCGCCGCTCAGCCCGGTAATCCGGTATACTCGCTCCTCGTCGTAAAACTGCCGCATCAGGTTCAGAACCAGGTAGCACTCTTTGGTAAATGCCCGGTAGGTGCTTTTCAGCATGTCTCGGCTGAGCTTTGAGCCTGCCTCCTGCAGCGCCGCAATGGCGGAAGCCGCCGTCAGGCCGCTGGTGGTTCCGCCCTGGCTCACATCCCGGTTGCCGCTGATCTCTTTCAGCTCCGCCACCCGGGCGTCCCGGTAGCTGATGCAGTTGCCCGAGAGCACCGGCGTCTGCAACGGCGAAAAGCTCTCTTCGTTCACCCGGCCCACCGTGTGCACGATGTCCTTGGAAAGGTCCGCCAGCTCTTCCTCGTTCACCCCGGCCGTGTCGCTCACCAGATAGCGGGTCTTCGCCGCCATCTTGATGTTCTCATCCATGGCCGCGTTCATCTCGTCGATGCTGGTGGCCGTGTCTTTCATCACGTCGATGTACCCAAAGCCCGCCGGGCTGTCCTCTTCCACAAACAGCGGGTCAAATACAAAGGGGTATTTGCCGTGGTCGTAGAAGCCCCGCTCCGCATACTCCGGGTCGTTCTCGCTGGCGTACAGCACCACGCCGTTGCAGAACTTGCAGTAATGCAGCACCGTGCGCCCCTCGCCAACGGCCTTTTTATAATACCAGTCCACCACCACGCTCTTGTCGCTGGTGTCGATGCTCTCATCGTGGATGTACTTGGAGGTCGTCAGGCTCCCGCCCGTGTGCCCCTCCAGCTGGGGCCACTGGGCTGCCAGCTGGTCGTTGTTCGCCAGTGCTAGGCTGAACAGGTTCGGGCTGTCCTGGATG